CCACGAAATCCTTGGCAGAAATTATTACAGCAACACATCCACAATAAATATGCACCGCCAAGGCCAGAGGGCTTTTACACTCGGCCAGAGATTGCAAAACTCTGGGGCTTAAAAATAAACACGGCAACAAGACTCATCAAAGACATGGTGAAAGATAAAAAACTTGAGGAGCGAAAGCACCTATTTGTTATTCAAACAAAATCAAAACCAGCCCTTCGCCAGCTAAAAGTATTCAAAATACTACCCCTAAAGCACCCCCACAAGTAGCGTGTTTATAGGGACTTACAAACAATCGTTAAATAACCCTTGACAAGTTGTAGGGGTGTGATAGAGTGTGGGTATGCAAGAAACAACAACGACAACCGAACAAACCACGGTTCAAGATGGTTTCAAATATAATGATGGTGGGCGTGCTTTGGCAGGATATAAGGGTTTGGCTGGTGATTGCGTTGCGAGGGCTGTGGCAATCGCTTGTGAGATTCCCTACAAAGACGCATACGAGACGCTTGCCAATATAAACAAGAAAACTTCTGGCACTTGCTCGGCAAGAGAGGGCATCCAAACAAAGTCAAATGCCTTTAAGCTCTTTATGCTAAATCTTGGCTGGAGGTGGACGCCCACAATGTTCATCGGGCAGGGATGCAAGGTGCATCTTCGCAAGAATGAATTGCCAATGGGTAAAATTATTTGTGCGGTGTCTCGCCACTATGTAGCAGTAATTGATGGAGTAGTAAATGATGCCTATGACTCCACACGCAACGGCAACCGATGTGTGTATGGGTATTGGAGCAAGGCTTAACCCCAACCAAGAAAGAACAAACCAAATGAACAAACTCCTCATATCCTATATCGCTGGCCTCGTGATCGGGGCTGGCTCGGTGCTGGTAATTGTTGAACATCTACTTAAATAAACCTTTACAACTCCAAATCGAAATCCTAGAACAAATCAAATGACATCCTTCCCCCTACCCGCACGGCCAGTAGGTTCAGCCGTTCCCGCCCTACACGATGAGTTTTCCGAGGGCTTCTCCATTGAGGGTAAGCTCAACGGATGGCGGGGCTGGTTCGATCAAGAGACAAAGCAAGGCTACAACCGCCACGGCAAGTTCGCCTCGAACCACAACCTAATGGCCGAACGAATCCTAGGGGCTGGCATCAAATCACGCTTTGTAGATTGCGAGATTATGGGGCAACGCACCAAGACTGGCAAAGGAACAATCGTAGTGATGGATGCGTTCGACCCCGCCAATCCGAAGCCCTATGCGGAACGGATGAAAGAGATCGAACACCTCGAAGCCGTCACCTTTGATATCCCAAACAATAAGCTCCTCCGCTTTGTCCGTCTCGCACACCACAAGATCAATGCAATCTGGGAGGAGATGAACTTTCAGAACAACAAGGCGGGGGAAGTTATCTGGGAAGGCTTCGTGATGAAGGCTCTGGATGACGGCAAGTATCCCTATATCACCAACCCCAACTACTGCTCTCCCTCGTGGCAGAAGCAACGGATACGCTGGTGATTATTTTCCTTGTCGCTTTCTTTGGCCTTCTGATTCTGCAAGGGGTAAGGATATTCGCAAAGCACATCGACCAGCAGAACTATGATCGAAGGCAGTTCTATCTTTATGTTGCCGCCGAGTTGGACAAGATGGACAAGATTGTGGCCGAGGGCAACCAGCCTAAAGAACCAAAAGAACCAGAGCTATTGTTGCCCACAAAGAACTGGGTGGGGCGTAACTAAAATGAAGCTCACCCCATCAGCCAAGTTTGAACTTCTATGGAGAAGCCTTGGTGGTGGGGAGTTGAAGAAGGAGCATAAGTTTTCCGAGGGCAGAAGGTTTAGATTCGATTACTACCACCCCGCCGGCGTAGCCATTGAACTTGAGGGGGGAATTTGGCGGATGGGCAGACACACGAGGCCATCGGGATTCCTTAATGATATGGAAAAGTACAACCTCGCCGCATCGATGGGCATCCTAGTTTTTCGCATACCCTCCCACGACATCAGCACCAAGTGGCTTTCCCCGATAATCGAAACCATAAACAAAAGGACAACCAAATGAAAAAAGCAACGAGAAAAGAAACAGCAAAAGCAGAAGAACCCAAGGCCGTAAAGTTCACCGACCAAGAACACGACGAGAAGAAAGACCTTTCTTTCTTTCGATTCCCAAGTTCTGTTAAAAAAGAGCGTGAAGAGTACGGCCACTACGATCAACCAAATTACTAACCAAGAAAGAACCAACCAAATGAATGAACTAGCAGTAACCAACGGCAACGGAGTCTCAAATCATATCCGCCAAGCAACGGATGTGGCGGGGGCTTGTCGTGCCATAGTAAAGGAAACTTGCCAACGCATCGGCCAGAAAGATTATGTTCGGGTTGAAGGCTGGCAAGCCATCGCAGTAGCTCACGGATGCGTAGCAAGCGCAAGAGATGTTGAGCGTCTTGAGGATGGGTATCGTTGCATCGGTGAGGTAAAGCGAATGGACAACGGACAAGTCATATCTCAAGCCGAGGGGTTCTTGGGTGATGACGAGCCAATGTGGGCTAACCGCCCTACCTATGCCAAGAGGGCTATGGTTCAAACGAGAAGTATCAGCAGGGCTTGTCGTTCAGCATTCGCACACATCGTCGTGCTAATAGATTCTAAATTGAGTACGACACCGGCAGAGGAGATTCCTGCTGGTGGTTTCGAGGATATCAATACAGACAAATACGAACCAGCACCGAAGGCTGAACCCGCCAAGATAAGCAAGGCAGACTTGGCAGATATCACGGCCAAGCTCAACTCCCCCAACAAAACCAACGGCACAGAGCCGAGGGATATGGAGTTGAAATTTGGTAAGTATAAAGGCTCGACCCTTCGACAGATCGCCGCCTTCGGTGATAAGGGCTTGGACTACTTGGACTGGTTGAGCAAACAAGAACTCAAACCCGGCAAGGACGGCCAGCCATATAAAAACGACATCATACGCAACGAAATCATCCAAGAGATTCTTTTGGAGAGCGAGGCGTTAGCAAAAGGAACACCCGATGAAATCCCATTCTGAACTTATCCAAGACATCCTTAACGATGTGAGGGTTAAGGCCGCCGACCTCGAAAGAGAACGATGTGCCGATCTGGTTCAACAACTGGCAGACGGAACGGAAGATGCAGTCATCACCGGAATCTTGAACGAGGTGGTGGTTGCAATTAGGAGGCTCGCAGATGTCGGCCATTGATGTTCGGATACCGGAAACGAAGTGGTCAATGTTAGAGTGGAAAACAACCAAGGAGAAACCAAATGAAAACACGAGAGTGCTTATCTATACAGGAAAAGAAGTTATCGGCGGGAGATACTTACAAGGGGACTATGTCGCCCAGAATTGGGGTCAACAAACCGAAGTCGTACTTTGGGCAAAGTGGCCGACCGCACCCAAATGGTGAGTTTCCTTTCATACATCGTGAATCATTTAGCGGTGTGGTTCGTAGTTGCGGTCATTTCATACAGCGTATTCATTCTGGGGCTATATCTGCTAGGCCGATTGTTGGGTTGGTTAAAAGATTGGTGGGAAAAGTATGAGCGTTAAGAGACTAAAGCTCGTAGAGCAATTCCACTCCGTTGTGTCCAAGAGGTTGAGGGATTTATTCAAAGACTTCGACCACGCAAAGCGGGAGTCTTACAAAGACATCATAAGCCACCTCGACTACTCGCATCGAATCACTAAAGAGTTGTTGGAGCGAGCCAAGAAATATCAGAAGCGGGATGTGGAAAAGGCCAAGAAGTGAAGTTGCCGTGGATTAAATTCTATCCGGGTGACTGGCTTTCCGATGAGGCTTTGCGGTCTTGTTCGGTTGAGGCGAGAGGCTTGTGGGTGGATATGCTTTGTCTTATGGCAAAGTCTGAATCCCACGGCCATCTCCTCATCGGTGGTAAGCCAGCGAGAGCCGAACAGATAGCTCGAATCGTTGGGCTATTACCCCAAAAGACTATGGAACTGATGGACGAGTTGAACGCCTCTGGTGTGTTCAGCTTCGACAAGGAAACCATAATCTCCCGCAGAATGGTCAAGGATGAGCGAGTTCGTAAGTCTGACGCTAGTAGGAAGATGCACCAGCGTCACGCAGATGTCCGTCCGATGTCCAGAGAATGTCCAGCAAATGTCACGGGGCAGAAGCTAGAGGCTAGAAGTCAGAAGCTAGAAGCTAGAACAGAGAGAGAGGGCTTGCGCCCCACGCACGCTGAATGGATTGCCTTTGCAAATGAGATCGGATGGAGACTGACGGATGCGGCATCGGCTTTTGATTACTACCAATCGAACGGATGGAAGGTCGGGGGCAGGGCTTCAGTAAAGGATTGGAGAGCGTGTGCAAGAAACTGTCAGAGACGGAACAACCAACAACCAACCAAAGGAAACCAACCAATGAAGAAACCAATCAAATCGGGGTGCGAATCCCCTCCAACATACAAAATTATGGGCTTTCAGACGCTTGAGGCGTGGGAAAAGGCAGGGTGTCCATGAACGACCTTGTTTTAGCGGCCACAATCCACCGGGTGAAGTGTTGCGAGGACAAAATTGCCCAATTTGAGCAACTCATAAGCACACTCACCGCTCAGATGGCTCATAATCGCTCAGAATTGGCCTCTAAAGGGCTTGCAAGCCTAGTTATGGGTACAACCACCCCCCTAGACATCCCAAGGGAGTTACGGCCAACCTTCGGCAAGTATAGGGCAAGGGGAAATCGCTCCCACAACACAGTCCAGAAGCGTTGGGGGATTTGGAAGGCTCAATATGAGTCTGGCCTAACAGTAAAGGAGATTGCGAATGCTTGGGGGTGTCACCATTCCTCAATCGTCAACGCAAAAAGCAAAAACTTTACGGCTCGGAAGTCAACTGGGAGGGGAATCAAATGATCGCAATGTTAGAGGCCGAGCAGTTTGAGCTTCCATTTATGCGAACCACACATCCAGTCAAGACGGAAGGCCACGACCAGAACGCTCGAATCCTAGCACACCTACAAACCGGGCGAACCCTCACGGCTCTGGAGGCTCTCGAATGGTTCAAGTGCTTCCGGTTGGCGAGTCGAATTTGTGACTTGAAAAAGGCGGGGCATCAGATCGAGAAGCGAACGGTTCAAACCAACAGCGGCAAGCGAGTGGCCGAGTATTATTTGCAGAAATGAACAACTTAAAATCATCCCTTGCCTCAAACCAGACTCAAAGTAGCTTGCACATTCAATGAATGAACCCTTCACATCCTCAGAGGCAAAGGCCAAGGGCATTTTATCCGACCGCTATCCCGGCAAGGAGATGTCGAAGCTCTATGCCGAGAACCGCAATCAAGCGACCATCGATATGTTGAGGGATGCCGTGTTCACTTTGATTACTAACGAGATTCCCACTTGTACCATCGCCCAAGTTCTTCGCAAAACCCACGGAGCAATCCAGTATCACCTCCGATGTCTTGAGGGGGACGGCAAATTAAAGAGACGCAACAAGCGATGTCATTGGCGGGAGGCTGTTGAAGCGTAAATGAAAACCATTTGTATTGTTATGGAAGACGATTATCCAGAAGGATTGCCACCTTATGTTTGCGAAAACGTTAGTGATGCAACCGAGTTTATTAAGGCAAACTATTCAGACCCTTACTGGGAGAACGGCCCATTCATTTATGAATATAAAATTGGGTCTCGTGAACCAATTTGCAGATATGATCGGAACGGAAATAGAATATGAAGATTAATAAGATGGAGGCTAAGGCAATCGAAGCACAGATTGAAAGACTCAAAACCCCGATTGACAACGAGCAAGGGAAAAGAACCAAAGGGGACGAATCCCCCTCAAGACGCTACCGCCACTTGTGCGAGCAACTCCACTTCTTAACGATGAAAAAAGCCATCCTAATTCTAGCCATCGCCCTCCTCGGCTCGGTGCAGGGGGCAAACATAATGGTTGAGTTACCCAAGCCGCCACCCAAGAAAACCATCAAGGCTCGCATCACCGCCTACTGGTTGGGTGAAGATGAGTTCGGCTATAAAAGCTCCACAGGAAAACGGTTAGTTTCTGGCAAGTCTTGTGCGGTTGACCCCAGACTTATCCCCTACGGCACAAAGCTGGTTATCGAAGGCAAGACCTACCACGCCCACGATACCGGCACGGCAGTCATATCCCGAAAGGCATCGGGCAAATCTAGGCTACCAGTCGTTGACCTTTTCTACGCTAGCGAACGGCAAGCAAAGCTGGAGTTGGCGAGGGTGGGACGGACGGCAGTTGTGGAAATCCAGTAAATGAACCACCTCGGTCAAGACCCAGCGGATTCGATCTTGGCTAGTTACACGCCAGATATGGCAGAGCATATCGACACGCTCCAAGATCGGGTCAAGGAACGGCTCGCAAAGATGAAAGCGATGAACCCCAGCATCGACCTCGACCAGCTAGCCAAGCTCACGGCAGAGGTGGTGGAGCAGACGATTAAGCACGAGGGCGACTCCCAAATGTTGAGGCATCGGAGGGACGACACCTTGGACGAATCCTTGCTAGCCCTAGCCACGAATCGAAGCCCCGACTCGCTGACCTCAATCGCAAAGCGTTACATCAACCCAAGCACCGGGAAGCCATACACAAGAGCCGCCATCTCGGCACGGCTTACGGAGTTGAGCCAACGCACCGGCCTAGTTTTACGCATCCAACGGAGCGAACGAGTACGCCAAATCTACAAGGAGCGAGCCTTGAGGGTTCACAAAAAGAGGCGGGAGGAATGCCCCAAATGGAACTCGGAAGCGTGGGCAAAAGGCATAAAACCACGAGGAAAAAAACGGTGAGGGCAGGCTCGAAAGTGATATGTGTGGACGACCGCTTCCCCACCGAGATCATTCTTTTCTACAACCACCTACCGATCAAGGACAAGGTGTATGTGGTGAGGGGACTAGGGGTAGGGATAGGGCTGAACGGCCAAGAGGGGGAGGTTGTGGTCTACCTTGAGGGGCTAGAGAACCCATGCTCGACCACCCCGCCACACCCGGAGCGAGGCTTTCACGCCGACAGATTCAGAGAGATTGAACCACCCGCAGAAGTCGAGGCCGAGGAGTTGGCCGAGGCTCACGCATAACCCAAAAAGGACATCCCAAAATGAGCGAAAAGCAAATAGGCATGGAGCTACAACGCACGGTCAAGGCACTAGAAAAGGCCAAGGAAACAGCCATTGAACAGATGGGGCAGGCCATCGGACTAGCCGCAGACGCAGGCGACATCCTGCTATCAGCACGGACAGAGGGGCTAGACCTCAACGCCATCCAAGACATAGCCCAAATAAACGGTGAGCAGGCAAGGCGTTATGAGCGTGTGGCAAAGGCAAGGCCAAGCCTCCAAGCCCCTAC